AAAGAGCAAAACGGAATCAACTGAATGCTGACTGGGTTCTTCGTAAGCTAAAAGAAAACATGGAAAGATGTATGCAAACGGAGCCCGTGATCAATAAAGACGGTTCCTTTGACGGGGTTTATAAATGGGAGCCTGCTTCTGCTAACCGAGCCCTAGAATTGATTGGGAAACATATCGGAATGTTTGTAGAGAAAATAGAACACTCCGGTACGATCGGTAGCACCTCCAAATTAAAAGACATTTCCACAGATAAATTAGAGGCGCTTCTAGACACATTGGGGGAAGATGATGAAGATGCAGAAAACCATTCTTCTTCCTAACCTATCACCAGGCGAAAAAACAGCATTAAAAGACGAAGTTCAAAAGGAGCTAATTCGAAGATCCTTTTGGCAGTATTGCCAATACATGAATCCGAAGTTTTTCAAAGAAAGCAGACCTCATTTACTTCAAATAGCGGATGCATTCCAACGAATCCTAGACAAAAAACTCATGAAACTCATGATCTCAATGTCTCCTCGTGCAGGCAAATCATACACAGCAACCCAATTGTGTGCTTATTCCCTCGGGATTGATCCTACAGGATCATTGATGAGGAATACCTATGGGGCGGAATTAGCATGGGAATTGTCCGGACAAGTGAGAGACATTGTCCAATCTCCTCTATATCAACAATTATTCCCCTGGGTAAGTATTCGTAGGGATCGATTTAAGGTAGAGTCCTGGCAATTAAAAGAAGCGAGTAGGACCTCCTATTTTTGCGGAGGAGTGGGAGGCCCTATTACAGGAAAGGGTTGTACGAAAATAGCCATTATGGACGATCCGTTTAAAAACCAAGCAGAAGGAATGTCAGAAGCATTTCAGAAACGAACCTGGGGATTCTACACCTCCGAACATCGCTCCCGAATGGAGGGGGATTGTGCAGAAATACTAATTGGTACCAGAAGAGGGTCAGAAGATATACACGGAAAACTATTGGCGCTTGAACCGGAGGAGTGGGAGGTTATCAATATACCTGCCATAAATGATGCTGGACAATCCTTTTGCGGAGAGACCCATCCAATCAAAAAGTTATGGCAAATCAAAAAGGTTACCGAGGACTCAATCTGGGAATCTGAATATCAACAGAACCCAACGGAAGCAGAAGGAAAACTATTCCCCAAAGATGCTCTTCGATCCTTCGATGGTAAGAAATTGAGAAGGAACTATGCGGGGATTCTTTGTTTTATTGATACAGCTACCTCAGGAGATGATTATTTGGCAGCAATTGCAGGGAAATTGTTTACATCGAGAGGTTCCATTTATCCACACTTTTACATTACCGACGTACTATTCACACAAGAAGATATCCCGTTGACGATCCCCTGGGTATCAGATTTTATCCACAAGAATGAAATACAGACCACAATTATTGAAGAAAACGGAGCTGGGCATGTGTATGCATATGCATTGAAAACGGAAGCAAGAAAAAGTTCCCATTGTACTTTTAGAGAAGTGAACAACTATCAAAACAAGGAGTATAGGATACTCCAGCAGTCTAAATGGGTGATCCAATATATTCATTTCAAGAAAGATGTACAACCTGGATCCGACTATGATCGTTTCCTTACATGGTTAAGTAAGTACGTGAAATACGGCAAAAATAAGCACGATGATGCACCGGATGTATTGTCAAACTGTGCAGAATGGATCCGTGGAGTCATCTGCAAGGAAAAACCATATGTGGACAAATTCCGGAAGCAGGATGCTAAGAAAGCAAAAAGGACGTGATTAAATGAGTAATAAGGCGAGATCCCAACAACCAAATAAGAGAATATTCGCAGCTGAAAGGCAAACAGGAGGATATATTGATGATCAGTACAAAAAAACATCATCATTGACTCTTAACAACTTACTAAGCATGAGAGAAGAACCAACCATCAAAATGGGGATATGGTTCTACAATGCGATTATCCGGGGGGCAATAGCAGATTACATCAACGAGAAAGATGAAATTCAAGACTTTGTTCGAGAAAACCTGGAGAGAGTCAAATTCACAACCTACTTGCCAAAGTTACTTAGCTATAGATGGATTGGAGCATCCATCACGGAAATGGTATGGGAAAACAGGGACAGTAAATGGCAATTTGCTGAGTTGGTATATCTTAGACCAGCAAGCTGGTATTCAACAGGTTTGCCAATCAAAGAAGGGGATCCGATTATCCAAGAAGCAGAAGGATCAGCAAAGATTACCATTCCCCGGAACAAATGCATGGTACTCCGGAACTGTGATGACTACGAAGAATCCTCGATACTGGATGGAACTGTATATGTACATTATGATCGGAAGCGCAAAACATATTTAGACTGGAGTAATGCACTAGAACAATACGCAAAACCAAAAACCAGAGTCATTTACCAACAATCTGTGGGGTTGTATGGTCCAGACGGGGAACCAATGGACGGAGTAGCTGAGGCAAAACACTATGCATTAAAAGCAGAAGAATTTAGGACTGCAACAAGTTATGCACATGATGAAGGAATCACGGTTGACTCGATAGCGGGACCAACAAACATGGGTACTAATTTTAGGGACAAATTAAGCTATGATGACATGATGATATTGAGGGGAATGTTATTGCCCCCACTACTGATGCAAGGAAGCGATGGTGGTGCAGGTTCTAGAGCATTAGGGGATACCCATTACAAATTCTTCTGGGATTACATGAAATCAGAGATATCCAGGGTAGCAAATGAGCTCTGCGAACAGATGGTTAGACCATTAGTACAATACAACTTCGCAGATGTTAAGGATTACGGACATTTTAACATTGACGATATCGGAACAAAAGACTATCTAATGTGGAAAGACATTTTCATGGCACTCACAAACATGGGAGTATTGACTCCGAGTGTCAACAAAGTACATCGTAAAAAGATGCTGGAATATTTCAATATGCTAGATGGTGTGGTGAACACAAAGGAAATGTTAAACAACTCAATCATTCCACAAGAAGAGTTAGAGAAATAAAAAATGAACCAGCATGAATATTTTCTAGCAGAAGTGAAGAGAAGAGAAGACCTGGAAGCATTTGCAATCCGGAGGTTTAGCACAACATATAACAATCGACAAAAACAGCTAGAAAGAAATGTTGAAGAATTAGGATTGCAGGGATACCAAAGATACTTGAAACAGGCTCCGCATCCACTAGGGTATGAAGAGGAGTGGAGGAATCTCATGATTAGTTACATGAGAGAATGGGAGGGACTGGGGAAAAAGAGAGCTTCAAGGGAAATCAAAGCGAATGCGCTAGTTAGTGGATATGCTGGACAATTATTTACGGTTTCCGGTTTTTGGGATAGATACGCAGTAAAGTTAGCAAAAATACACGACAAAGACTTAATAGAGGGGGTAGGTCGTTCCCTTGAAATTGGGGTACAACTTGGAGAAACAAATAAGGAGGTGATGGATCGGATAAAGCGTTACATCCCGGCTTTCAAAAAAAGAAGACTTGAAAATATTGTTCGGACAGAATCAGCGAAAGCATACACCTATGGGACAATAGAGGCAATGTATGAAAACTCAGATGTATGCAGGTATGCACGATTTTATGCAGTAATGGACAAACGAACCACTGATATTTGTGCATCAAAACATCTGGTAGTCATACCTCTTGAAGATACAGCACTCATTGCACAGTACATGCCTCCATTACATTTCCAGTGTAGATCACGGCTGGTACCATTTATGGATCCACAGGCACTTAATTTAAGACCTCCAGACGTTATCAAAAAAAAGGCGGAGCAATCTGCAAAAATGATACCTCCACAAAAAGGATTTGGGTTCAACCCAAGGGATCTTGAATGTTTCCAAAAACACATAGACCAAACACCATGGATGCTAGATCCTCATGGGAAAAAACCAGTGAAAATATCTGGCCCATGGGTTGGGAATACGCCAGCGCCTCCACCACCTACTTATCCAGCAATGGATTTAAAGGAAAACCTGAAAAGTAGGGTGAACGATTTTGTAAAGCAGATGGATCCAACCCGCAATACTGTGGAGCGGTACTATGAAGACAAAGAGATATGGGATATAGCACCGGGCATGAACGATGAAGCAGTGGAGATAGTAAAAAACAGGATTGATGACTATCATCAATACATGAAATTAGAGAGATTGACTTGGCCAGACCATATTAAGATAGGACCATTTAGTTACAATGGGGAAACACCAATTGCGATGGTTTGGGGTGAACCGACTGGGTACACAACAGGTAGCAGCGCAATATTCTTTGGAGATAAGTTTGGAATGAGTCCAATCGACTATCAAATGAGGGCATTTGCAAATCGATTCTTGGGTAAAAGTCCCATTGCTGCGCATTGGAGCGTTCCTGGTGGCGATACAATGCTAGGAGTAGTAGATCACGAAATGGGACACTTTATTGATTTTTTCCTTAGGTTTGGTCCTTCTACTGATGGCAAGGCTAGCGGTGCATATACTGCGGCAATACAACAAGTATGGAACGATAGGTGTCATGACCAGTCAAAGTATTGGGTAAGATCTGCTTATTCTCACAAAAAGTTTGACTGGAATGCAGGAGAGAGCGCGGGTGCGATACTGAGGAAAAAAAACGATGCCTTTATGTTTGACAGACGAGAATACTTCCAACAATTTCTAAGCGCATATGGAGGGACAAACCCCAAAGAAATGGTTGCAGAGTGTTGGGCTGAGTATTGTAATGGAAATCCACGGAAATTTGCAAAACATGTTGTGGAGACCATAATATTCCCATATCTCAGAAAAAGAATATAATATAATACAGACAGGAGGATACAATGATGGTAAGACCACCTCCATTTGATGAGGAATTTACAAATGCGGTGTATATATCGAAGTTGCGAAAAGGTGTACCGGACTCTATCAGAGAACTTTTTGATAGGGCTAAGAACCTTGACGAGTCAATGACAGAAGATGAAATTGATGAACTTCTATCTAGTGAGTATCACATATTAGTATTATCAAAATATGTAGCACTAGACACAGCATCAGAAGAGATCAAGAAACAGGTTGAAGAATACAACAAAGAAATACCACCACCAGAACTATATCTAGCTACAGAAGAACTTGATGGGGGTGAGATAATACAACGATCAGAAGTGAAATCCGGGTAAGAACAATAAGCGATACAGTCTAAAAGAAGAGTAAACAATAAGCCAACTTTGTAAAAGAGGTTGGCTTTTTTTTATTGATGGGGAAAGAGGTTGAACTATAGACAAGAACATATCGTTTTCTTCACAAACATACAGGAGGAACACAACTTGGAAAAGGTATTACGAGCAGATTTAAAAGACAGGGCAATTGGTTCATATAGTGACAGTGGGCTTTGGGTTGAGTGTGCACGTGATCCGACTACAAACAATCTTGTTGCTGTATCAATCTCCTCCATAGACCAGGCAAGTATGGTTGCTTTTGATATTGCGCAAGAGGTTCGCAATCTATCTCAAGAGAGGCTTGAAGAGCTTATCCTGTATTACCAAAGTGGATACTCTGTAGAAAGTGATGCGATTCGATCCAAAGATTTTCATTTGAACGTAAAACAAGTATTCCGAACTGGAACATGGGACGAAAAAATATTTGAAGTGGATGATGTGATAAGTATTGCAACAAACAATGCAATATTAAAAGAGAATGGCAGGAATCACGTTCCGGTTATGTTGGATCACGGAGATACATCAAAAGAAAAAGTTGGATATATTGATGGGATCCATGAAGAAAACGGGGTTTTAGTACCAGATTCTTTCGTACTCAAAGATGGAGAAACGATAGAAAAGGTATTGAACGGCTTATGGGACACTATAAGCCCGTATATTGTGAGAAATTATAAGGTTGAAACAGGAGCAGAACCATTGACGTTTTCAACATGGGTTTTGTATGAAGTTTCAATCGTGGTACATCCCAGAGATTACGGTTTATCTCTGAGGTTTTCAGCAAACAAAAAGAAGGATGAGGTAAAAATGGATCCTAAATTGAACGACAACAAAGACAAAGCACCAGTGAATGGCACTGGTACAGAGGAAAAGATGAAAGGCGGGGAGTCTATGGACAACAAGACGAAAGACAATGAAAACAAAACTGCAACCGAAAAAACCGATAAGGGAACAGTAGAAACATTGACCATGTCAGCGCAAATGGAAGTACTAAAAGCAGAAAATGAAGCGTTAAAAAACGAGAAACTCAAAATGTCAGATGACAATGTGAATCTCAAGGCAACAGTGGACAAACTGGACAATGAATCCAAGCAACGAAAAGCAGAGGATGCGATTCATACACTTGAAATGTCAGGTAAATTGGTTCCTGCACAGCACGAAAAATGGGTGGGACATTACCTTAAGATGAGTGATGAAATGCGCAAGGACTGGACGGAAATGATGAAGGATGCGCCTCAGGTATTATCTTTCGGACAAACGATCCAGGCAGCAGGGGATTCAAAAGAACAAGAAAAATTGATCGAACAGAATTTGCAAAAGTACAACGGGTTTGTCATGAAGGGGGCATAATGGCTAATTTTTACAGACAAACAATTGAAGTAGCTGAATTTCTGATTGGCAATCACTGGGAAGCAGACGCATTACAATACGGAGGCACGAATGTACAATATCCGGGAGTAATGATTGGGAAGCGAACATCTGATGATGCAGCTATGGTAAGTAGACTAGGAACGGTAACATCAGAAACAGGAAAAGTGGTTATATTGACTGAGCTCAATATGGCAAAAATGTTCCAAGTAGGAGAGGTTTTGACACTTCGTAAAAAAGTCTTATCCGGAGTTAGAGATTTTGGGGCACAGACAGTGGTTACGGCAGTTACAGAAGCAAGTCCAGGGGTGGTTACTGCTGCTGGACATGGACTCACTACTGGGGATAGGGTGATGCTTGAATCCTTAGGCGGGATGGTAGAAACACAGGGGCTTGTTTACACCATAACAGTGGTTGGTGTGGATACCTTTTCGATTGGTGTTAATAGTTCCGGATATACCTCCTTTACGAGTGGTGGGTATGTAATACCTCTTCTTGAATCGGAAACATGGGTCGAAATAGCACTGGGAGATTGTATTGATGTAGACGAGGACAACAACACCATTGAGTACGATGGTACACCATCTTCAGCTCCAGTTGTTGGGGACATTGTTTTGGTAAAAGATGGATCCGAAGTACCAGTTGGAGTTTTGCACAGTTTTGTCAATCCAGATGATCCAACGATCAACACATCGGTTAGATATGTGTACCACGGAAAAGTAAACAAAAAACTTGTCCGGAACTGGCATTCATCTTATGAAAACACAGACGGATTGAGAATGATACTTTTCCTTGACAGGGAGGTAAACTAATATGCCAACTTTTATTGAAGATAACACATTATTGCAGAAAGAGTACATGTTGAAAGAAATCAACATGTTTCCTAAAAAGAGTAATTACGTATTTACGGACATGTTTAAGTCAGCAACAAGTCCTTCAAACATTGTGACATGGCCAATTATATTTAGCCATGGAGGGCTTGCTAAACACATTGACCAGGGAGGAGAACCAAATCCAGTCAGTGGGAAAACGGTAGGAAAAGTTACGGAAGAGGTTTCCTACAAGAAAGAGTCATATACTCTCGATGCAAACGAGATTAGATGGCGTTCTACACCTGGGCAATCTGGAGTTGCTGAATCTGCGAACCAGTATATTCAGGATGGTAAAGCTACATTGCTAGATCGACTCGATGCACGGGTTGAATGGGAGTGTATCAATGCCTTGAGAGGTGAGTTTGCGTTTACAACCGTTGATGGGTATGCAAGAACCGTAAACTATGGAGTACCAGCAAGCAACTTGATTGACCTGACTAGTGGTGCTGCTGCGAATGTTTGGTCGGATATCAGTGTAGATATTAGGGGGATGATACAAGACTGGAAAGCTCTGGTTCGTGGAGCAATCAACCCAGTTTTGTATGTATCTCCCACAGTTAATAACTATCTATTACACAATACCGGCGTTTTGGCGTTGTTAACTCCTCAGCAAAAACAAATTACACTGCAAACTGGTGAATTAGGGATCACGATCTCTGGGGTTCCTATTAAAATGTATGATGCTGCCTATTTAACAGCACATCCAAACGCAAACGACGGAACACAGTTGCCTGCTGACAACAACTCTTTCATGACCTCAACAGAAGTGATGATGATTGGACAATCAGCAGACAGCAAACCACTGTACCAGAGAATCATTTCCGGTTGTGTTGAAGCATCCACGGATGGAGCCAGTTTAGTAGCATCGAGATTTAGCTACCTGGAAAAAATGCGTAAAGACAAATACCAGTTGATTACTGGGGAGTATTCCTTACCTATTATCAAAAATCCGTACAGCATTGTGCATGTAATTGTATCAGCGTAAGGGAGGAATTATGAAAACGTATAGATTGACCGGAAAGCGTTCCACATATTATAAGAATGAACTCGTCGTACCTGGGCAACCAGTCCAGGTACAGGACGAAGATGTCGAAGAGTTCGAAAGATTGTTTAATGGTATGATTGCCAGTAAGAAGGTAAAATCAACGACCCAAAAAAAATCTGGACTCAATGCACACATTCACTATGATCTAACCGACCCTGGAACTCTTCCTCCGCACCTGAACCCTACACCAGAGGAGGATGACAACAACAACAAGGAAACTTCTGATCCTGGGATAGGGGATACAGACGAAGAAACAGAAGAAAAAGACCCTGGAGTCGAAGATGATCCCGCAGAGAAAACCAAACACGGTTCAAAATCAGGTGGTAAGGGATCCCACAAAGAGAGTAGTGGAAAATAGTGTCGATACTAACCGTTGATGAGTTTATAACAAAGTATTTGCGAGATAAAGCAGATGAGCTTTTCACAGTTACATCGAGAACAGATGGGCAAAATGTCAAAGCTGTCATGAGTGATGATCAAATTGAAGCGTATCTGGACGAAGCAGAGATTAGGGTACAAATAGACTCACAACTTACGGTATTGCCAGAAACTGGTCCTGTGAAATACGCAATAGCAATGTATGTTATAGCTAGCAGGATCAGCAGTGGCATAGTTAGGATCAACTCAGAAGGGGATCAATTTATTAACACCTACTATGCCAACTACAAGAGCGCAGTTAAAAGGTTACACAAGACATTAAGAGGTATTTCCTTTACGATAGAAGACGAAACAGAATGAAAATAAAAACAGATGTTGTTTGGGATAGGTATCCGCTAATACCAAACGATATAAAAACAAGGCAGATGTTCAAAAAAGCGAATACTGCTGCTGGATTTTTATTGCTCGATGATGCAAATCAGGTGATAAATATGGAGGGTGCTCCGGCTTGGGTCCCCTTAAAACCAGCAACCATACGAAGACGAAGACAAGGAAACCAGAAAATTACACAGTACTCCAGACCAACAGCGAGAATGTTACAGGACACAGGAAGACTTGTAAGGTCGTTGATGGCAGGAGGTAGTGGAAATATCATGAAAGCAACAAAAAGAGAGGTGACAGTTGGGACAACTATTATCTATGCAGGAGTACACCAATTTGGATATCCCAAACAGAATATCCCAGCAAGACCTTATTTCAATGATCCTACTGTATCTCTTACGGGGCACACTGTGAGAAATAAACTACGGATTATTTACCATCATTTACTAGAAGCGCTTGTTAGATGAGTACCATAATATCCTCAACACCTGTATCGTGGATGGAATACCTGAAAGAATGGCTTGAAACACTGAGTGTCGGTAGTAGTGAGATGTTCCCGGGTGGTGTCATTACAGAGTTTGCAATCCCAACGGAAACACCATTTTGCATGCTAGAGATCCCACAGAAAAGGATAGTAGAAGCAAAGTATTTGAACAACAAAAAGGTAATAATGTACGACATGGGAATACAACTGGCAGTCCAAAACCGAAACTTATGGAATGGGTTTCTTGAGGTTAAGTATTTATCAGACCTTGTAAGCCTGGACATAATGTCACATGAAACAACAATAAGTGGTATATCGGACATTGAAATCGGGAATATTGATTACTATTACATGACAGAAAACGAAAGCGGGAAGGGGCCATTGTTATTTTGTGCACGTATGACATTGGGAGTTTATACAGAAGAAGTACTCGAATATGACCAAATTGTATATGAAGAAATCGTAATGAGACTCCGGGACATTCAGAACACAAAGACGATTGAGGAGGAGTCTTATGATATGTACGTTGAAGAACCAAAAGAGGAGGGTTAGGCATGCCTGATTATCCAGACCTATGGACAGACAAAGAGATTAAGACGTTTACTGGTAAATTATCAAGTGACATTCTTGACAATAGATCTATGCCAAAATCTTTACCAATGAAGGTGCAAATAGAAATGATGGATGAAGCAAGAGTATTTGTCGGTAAAGTGTCTTCCATCTTACATGAACACAGGAGGAAAATGTATGACAAAAAAATACGGTGATTATGAAAAAGAAACATGGAATGACCAACCAGTCAAAGAAATGCTAGAACCGGTGGTTGTAGAGAAAGAAAAACCAAAACATATTAAAAAGACCAAATGGGTTATTAAACCATTAGTGGATGGAGCGCAAAAAGCAAAGCTGGGTGGTGGTGTTCTCGGAAAAGGGATTGAAATATCAGATCCCAAGGACAAAAGATGGGGCAAAATACGAGGACTAGAAAGAATTAAAATGGTTGAAGTTAAAAAGGTGGTGAACTGATGGGTAATGTAATACCTGGAGTATATGATATTTTACAAAAAACAGGGGTTGCGAGTACGCAAGTCAACGTAAATGTAAACTTTATTGTCGGTGAGTCTGATGCGGGACCAGACAATGAAATTGTTGTGGGAGGATTGAATACAATCCTTAGTACCTTTTTAAGTGGTGATATCTGTGACTTTGTAAGAAGGGCTGCTTCAAATGGAGCAACCAATTTTAAATGTGTCAGAGTACCCGGAGGATCTGCTGTAAAAGCAGAATTTGATATAGTTGATAGTGAGGTTTCTACAGTAGGGACATTGACTGCAAAGTACCTCGGTGTATATGGGAACAGTATTAGTTTTACAATCGGGGATGGAAGCATCGACAGTACAAAAAAACTGACAGTTTTCTACAAGACGAGTACCCTTGGTTATATCGATAACATAACAACGGGAGTGAGCCTTAAAGAAGCGATTGAAGAGCATCCAGTTTTAAAATCATGGGTAACCTATGCCAATACAACCGAAGACCTTCCAGATGATGTTACGACAGCAGAAAACCTGGCCAGTGGTGTAGATGGAGATACTGCGACAAACACAGATCTGATTGGTACCTATACTCCTGCAACTGGGGCAAGAACCGGGTTACAGTTAGCGGTTACCGACAACGAATGGCACAACATAGCAACTGCCTCTATTGAGGGTGATGCAACCATCAATGCTGCGTTGAAATTGGTATGCGATTCACGAGGGCAAATTGGCAAAGGGAAAGCAATTTGTACTCACTTAGTCGATGATTCGATTTCGGATGCTAAATCTGCGGCTGCTACATTAAAAACTGCATCGTATAGAGTCACATATTGGAGTGGATGGTACAAATCCATGGTAGATCCCGATACATATGTTTCTCCGGTTGCTGCTGTAATGGGGATTGTGTCGAGCTTACCAGTCTTTGAGTCATGTGGCAATATTTCGTTAAAAGATGTGATGAGCGTTAGCAATGAATATGACAGAGCACAGGTAGAAGACCTGTTATCCTCTCGAATCAATGTTGTGACAAAAAGTGTCGATAGTGGGAGTGATTTCAAAACGTATCATTCTTTAATGAACACGACCCATACAGATATTACAGAGGTACAAGAATGTGGGACTCTCGATTACTGCTCTGAAAAAATGAGAGAAGTGATCAATACGTTTGCATCCAGACCTAACAAACTGAGAACAGCAAGAGGGGAACGGCTAATGGACAAGCTCCAATCTTCTGGAAGCAGAGTGATGGGCACGTTTATAAGACAAGAAACAAATTGGGGGCCTGGCATTATTGATGGTGGATGGGTTATTTGTGACGATACCAACAACACGTCGGAAACTGCTGCAAACAAACAGTTGATATTTGAATGGGCAATCCGGTTCATCAATGCTGCACACTTCATTATCAACAAAATCACAGTTACAAACGGAGATTTAAGCTCTATCACGATAGACGAAACAATAGCGTAAGGAGGGACACATGAAGCCAAAATTAGGTAAGCATACAGTAGTTTCCGTATCAGCGGATAATTTACCATCAATTGATTTGGCGGTGACAAACTTTTCAGAGGGAGGAGGGAAATCTCCTCAACAGATCCAGACATTAGGATCGATGAATGCAAAATATATTTACGATACGACCAGGAATCTAACTGGCAATATGACTATCGTTGATGATGCTGCAAATCTCGGTGCTTTTGTTGACTGGTACAGGGCATACATCTTAGGACAAGGGATTGATGATGAATACCCTAACATTGCAATTAAGGTGGTTGACTACTTCGACAGCGGGGCAAAAAGAGAACAAAATTATTATGATTGCGGATTTGGAGAGGACAACTTTACGAGAGAACCAGAAACTCCAAAAAGCCCCTCTTTCAATTGGTATGCCAATGATGATGACAGCTCAAAAGGTCGTTTATAATCATGGACATAACGATTGGAAAATACAAGTACAAATGTGAGGAAATTACCGTAAGAGAAGAGATGAAAGCCATTTCTCTTTATCGACAATGGGTAACCAAGCAAGGTACTAATGCAACTGTTACAGAAGAACTGCAAAACCATTGCAGAACATTAGCGGTACAAAGTTTTATGGTGAAAAAAATTGACGGCAAAGATGTAGAATCCCCAGAAGCAGTATTCAGGCATATTATGGATCTTCCGGCAAAAGATCGATTATCCTTATGGGTGATCAATGGCAAGCTGAACGAAGGAACTGATTTTTTAGCACTGATGGGACTAAGGCAAGAGAGTGGAAAGGACGAAGAAAAAGACAAATCTTTATTTGTAAACGATTCGGAGGATTCACACTAGAGGAGTTAGAAAATGGTACAGTATCAGACCTTGAACTGTATTTTAGATGGTCCATTGGGTTTATCCGTGAGATGAAGCAAGAAACGATCCGCAACATAGTGGATTGGGTGGAAACAGGAGATATGGCAGGGAATGATACAGAAGATGGTGAAAATTCAGATAGGGGTGTAACATGCCTGGGATGAATAGCAATATGATAAGGGCGGGAGTCAAGCTAGAACTACTTGACAATATGACTCCCGAATTACGAAGGACACTTGCAACCAGCAAAGGTATGCTGGGTGAATTTACCAGAGCAACGAATAGCGCAGGTATGTTTGGTCCTATGGCTCAAAAGAATCTAGCTCAATATGATCGTGGAATTGCCCAGATTGCCATGTCAATGAAGCTCTTAAAAACGGGTATGATTGGCGTTGGTGCAAGTGTTGCAGCGCAACTATATTCCACGAATCAGTTTATGAAATTCGAAGATGACATGGCATATCTTGACACCATCATGGAGGGCAAGAAAAAGTCGATTGACCTCTTTGGAAAAGATATCATGAAGATTGCACGGAAAACAGGAATTGCGATTGCGGATGTATCCAGAGGATCGTACCAGGCTCTATCCTCAAACGTTCCACAACAACAGCTTATGGCCTTTACCGACAAAATGGCAGAAATGGCAGTAGCGGGGAGAACTTCCGTAGAAGATTCTACAAAGGCTACTCTATCAGTATTAAATGCATACGGGATAGAAAAGAGCCTCGATAATGTTACCACCGTAAACGATAAACTATTTAGAACCGTTGACCGAGGTATTATCGAATACAACGAACTATCGGGGGTATTATCTGAGTTTACGGCATCCGGTTCAATGGTTGGGATCCGGTATGAGGAACTGTTGGCCGCTCTGGCAACTCTTACCTTAAGCGGCAAATCAGGATCCGAAAGTGGCACCCAATTAAACCGATTCGTATTATCCATGATCGGGGCCTCTGATGGGGTAAAAGATTTTGCCAAAACATTGGGAATCGACTTTAACGTCAGCCATCTAAGAGATATCGGTTTATTACGATTTATTGAAGAGGTGGAACTCGGGGTAAAAGGCGATTCAGAAGCCTTAAATAAATTGTTCCCAGAAGTACGCGCATTCACCGCAATAGCTCCGTTGATTGGTACTATGAAAGAAAAATTTCTTGATATCAGTAAAAGCATTGAAAATTCAGAAGGGGCAGCTGCAAAAGCCTACGGCAAAATGTCGGGAACGATGAAACATGACATTGATAGCGCGAAACAATCCATTGCCTCGATAGCAGTGTTAACCGGAGGAATTTTTGCGAAAGAATTTGCTCCAGGATTAGATAAATTCGCTACATGGTTAGACGAGTTAGCAGGGAGCGACAAAGCAATTGCCAATATTGCAACATCCATGAAGGCAATTGGTGTTGTTGGTGCAAGTTTGGCAGGAACTGCACTCCTTGGAGCAATTACGGGTGGAGGCAATGTTGCTATATCTGCTTTCAAGTCTACGGCAAGCACCGGGCTAATGGTTGGTAATAAAGGGGGATTGGCATTCCTGGGTTCTGCGATTTCTAAACTATCAGGAGTATTAGCGCCTCTTGCAATTGGGGGTGTTGTAGGATATGGGGTAAGTAAATGGTACGAACATGGAGTAGACAAAAGATATGAAGAATGGACCGGAGAAGGACTTGGCAAGCTAACTCAAATAATGGAAGATGTGAAGGAGTATGAAGCTAGCGGGGAAAAATGGCTTGCTCAAATCGCAAAAGAACAGGGGTTCACTGAGGGGCAATTGAAGACCAGTAGTATTCTTGGCACTATACCAAAAGGGCTACTTGAGGGTTTAGATTTTAATGGGTCAGAAAATGCGTGGATTCGGGAATATGGGCTAGGTCCAAAAGGCCCAATGTACAAGCCCACTGGGAGACAACAAGAGATGAGAAGAGAAGTGCTTGACTATGCTAAGCCACTACAAGAAATGTATCCAGGTGGGACTTTCGCAATGGAGAATATGTATGGTGGACAGACTTTAGAATATGCGAAGGGAGACGCTGAAATAGCAAATGCTATTAATTCATTTTTAGCGGCAGGATTACTCCCAGAGCTACGAAATTTATTTCAGGAACAGTATGAAAAACAAAGATCTGCAACGGAAAGAGTTCGACAATCCGGGGGTGCTCTCTCTTATTTCAAAAATATAAACCATATGCCAGAAAAAATGGAATCAAAAAGTACGATGGATATTGTTAATTCAAGATACAAATATGATCCTGAGCCAGAGAATAGGATCTTGGCTTTTGAAGAAATGTTTGAAAAGAAACCAGAAAAAGACGATTGGCAAATTGTTGTGAATATTAATGGGGCAAATGCAGATGCAGAACTTCGGAAAAATGGTTCCGGCGTAAAGGCAATACTTGGGATCGTAAACAGGAAAATAGAAGAAAATACGTATAGGAAAAATCCTTTTTATATTGAAAAGCCAAGGTAGATGGAATAGAATATTGTTATTAAACAATAAAAAGGGGTTGTGATGAAAGATCATAATTTTAAATGGGCTGTTATTAGTGTGTGCATAATGCTTGCAATTGGGGGTGTTGTAGGATATGGGGTAAGTAAATGGTACGAACATGGAGTAGACAAAAGATATGAAGAATGGACCGGAGAAGGACTTGGCAAGCTAACTCAAATAATGGAAGCAGATGTATCATACAAAAACGGGAACGACGAGAAGTTGAGAGCCTTGTGCTTGGAAGATGGGATATTATTACATAATGGGATGGCATATCCTATTAATGAAGAGTTAATCCTCGATATACTTAATGATATACGGTCTTTTAACAATATAGAGCAAGACAAGAAAGATCGTATTATTAATTTTTCGAAAACATTAATATTGCTTCATGGAGAATCTGTCGGGGCATTAGACATGGCGTACCATAGGTATGCTCTAGAATACTTCGGAGGAGACGAAGAGATGGCCTCCGCCATTATGCACTATCTTAGAGCCGGGTTAATGCCAGACTTACTGAATTTATTTTGGGAGCAGGAGCAAGCACAAATTAAACTGTGCATGGAATGCGCAAGAAAAATGTACTATATAGATTTTGGCAAAGAAGCACCTACATACGACGGAAATTCATGGGAAACTAAAACTGATGCCGAGCTAGATGAATATAGATATTTTCTGGAACGTTGTGAGTTGAAAATGGACATTACTACGGAGAGGCTCTACAATTTAATCTATGTGGCTCACATGATCACCGAAAAGCAATACTCTTCTGGAAGCCGAATGAAGCCTTCTACTATGCATCAAATCCTCGAATTTGTTGATATTTCACTCCCAAATGAATATGGGTTTTCAGCA